GAGATCAATAAAACGGCTTCGTCAGACGCACCAGAATCAACGAAAACGGGGTAAGGCATAGGTTGATATGGCTATCCACAAGGACCAACGATACAGGCGGCACCAGGACTGGAAAGCAAAGCAGAAAGCCGTGCGGGTACTCAAAAAGTGGGGGCATGACGAAATAGATCCCAGGCAGATCGGTATCACCGCGTCAACCCACGGTAAGCCATGTAGTTGTCCGGGGTGTGGGAACCCACGGCGGCATTTTGGGGAATTGAGCGTACAGGAAAGACGGTATGGCACAGCATAAGACGCGTAAAGACAGGCGTAAACCATACCGAGGCTCAAGGGCGTTTGACACATCATGCCGGTGCCACGGTGGGTGTCCATGGTGTGAGGGGAACAGGCTCTACCAGGACAAACGCGAACGTCAAGCGGCTGATGACGAAATTCAATATGCTGAAATGATGCTGTATGGGACATCCGATCACGAAAAAAGATTGATAGGGGATGCGTGGTGATGGAAACACTCAGGGAGAAGCAATCAAAGTTCGCATTAATGGCCAGCCGTCTCATCATGAAGGCATTCGAGATGGGTTATGAGGTAACTTTGGGCGATGCTTACAGGGATAAGCGGTGTGATTATGGACACCCAAGGTCTTTACACCGGAAGCGCCTGGCGATTGACTTGAATCTTTTCCGTGATGGGAAATTTGTCCGCACAACAGAAGGGCACAAAGAATTGGGTGAGTGGTGGGAGTCCGAAGGCGGAACATGGGGAGGTCGATTCAAGAACCCCGATGGGAACCATTACAGCCTTGAACACAACGGTATGCGATGAAATGCACTGAAGAATGGCAGAAATGGGAACCGCATGGAAGCCAAACAGAGCACAAGGACCCCTGGCAGGATTTCCAGGATTCCGACCCACAAAAACAATGGGATCTCAAGTTTATCCGCGACTGGATCGCTGAAAACAAGAAGACGGCTTTTGGCCGTGATGGTAGTGTTCTTGCTGACCCAAGAATATCTACAGATGATCTTTTGTCATAAACTTTGTTCAATTATTGAACATAGAGGGGAAGTTTAATGCCAAGAATACTATATGGTAACACACAGCAGGCGAGCCAGGTAACGGATTTTTCCGGCGTCAATCATGACTATGAATATCCTGATGGGCTTGATTTGAAGCCTGGCCACAAGCTTCACGACACAATCCGTGACGAGATTATCCAGCGGGCCAATGAGGCCAATGCCGCTGTGAGCAATCGTTACAGCTCATGGAACAAAATCGACGAGGTTTTAACGACCTACGTGGCATTAGATCAAGACGAGGAAGATGTTAAATCATCGGACGATCGAAAGCCTGTTAGCATAATATTTCCCTATACCTATGCAATCCATGAAACCGTGCTTACATATCTTGTAAATGCTTTCTTAACGGAGCCGATCTTTCGTTATGAGGGCGTGTCGCCTGAGGACACTATCGGAGCTGTGATGTTGGAAAAAGCTATCGAGGTGCATTGTAACAAGTCGAAAATCTCGTTGGCTCTTCATACTTTGTATCGTGACTCTTTGGCCTACGGTATCGGCATTGGAGCGCCCGGGTGGGAAGAACGGTGGGGGTTTAAAACTGTCAAGCAACAAGAATCATTTCAGAATGTATTTGGTTCAACAGTTAACTCTGGCGAACCGTTTAAAACTGTCGAGGAGGCTTTGTTGTTTGAGGGAAATACTCTTGATAATGTTGATCCATACCTTTATCTGCCTGACCCTAACGTCGCGGCGCACGAGGTTCAAAAGGGTGAATACACTGGGTGGGTCGCCAGAGATAACTTAATGAACCTGCTCCAGCAAGAATCTGTGGACGAAAACATGTTCAATGTGAAGTATCTGCGGGAGGTTAAGAACAAACGTAGCTCAGTGTTTGCCGACGATAACTCAAAGCGGTATGAGCGGACTGGCATGAGCAGCTCTGGCGTGCGAACTGGCGCAGACAACAACACAACAAACCCGGTTGATGTTGTCTATATGTATATCAAGATCATCCCGCGCGACTGGAAACTCGGGGACAGCGAGTATCCAGAAAAATGGTTGTTTGCGCTGGCGAATGACAGCGTGATTATCAAAGCCAGCCCACTCGGCCTCGATCACGATCTTTTCCCAATCGTGACCTGTGCCCCTGACTTCGACGGCTACAGCGCTTTGCCCCTTTCCAGAGTGGAGGTGCTTAGTGGACTTCAAGGAACGCTGGATTGGTTGTTTAACTCTCATATCGCGAACGTGCGTAAGGCTATCAACGACATGCTTGTTGTTGATCCATATCTCGTTAATATTAATGATCTTAAAGATCCTAAGCCTGGAAAGCTCATTCGTATGCGTAGGCCTGCTTGGGGCCGTGGTGTTGGTGACGCTGTTCAGCAACTCCAGGTCAACGACATCACGCGGGCGAACATAGGAGATTCAAGTTGGATTGTTCAGTGGATGCAAAAAATTGGGGCGGCGGACGATCCGATGATGGGATCGTTGAGGAGCGGTGGTCCGGAGCGACTGACGAAGGGGGAGTTTCAGGGGACTCAAGCTGGCGCGGCATCGAGGCTTGGGCGTATTGCGAAGGTCATTGGATTACAGGCTATGCAAGACCTTGGTTATATGTTCGCCAGCCATACACAACAGCTTATGAGCCAGGAGCTTTATACAACTACTACCGGGCGCTGGCAGGAAACCATAATAGAGCGATTTGGTCCGAGCGCGAAACGGATGAAAGTAACTCCATTTGACGTGCTGATCGACTATGATGTGCTGGTCAGGGATGGCAGTGTGCCTGGCGGAAACTTCTCGGATGTGTGGGTTCAGATGTTCAACGTGCTGGCTTCACATCCTGAGCTTCAGCAAACTTTTGACATCGGGCGGATTTTCAAATACATAGCTACAAACATGGGAGCTAAAAATGTGGATGAGTTTATTAGGGTAAAACCCCAGATGATGAATGACGAGCAAGTGGCGCAACAAGCTCAGGCCGGAAACATCGTTCCGATGCAGGAGGCTATGGGTGGAATATAAAAGTTCGCTACCTGAATATGATAGATTTCTCGGCAGCCATGTCTACGAGGACATAATGACTGACTTTGAGGATTGGCTAGGTGCAGCCATGCAGGGGCTTGAAAATGCCGAAACCTCGCGGGACGTGTTCCGTTACCAGGGCAGGGTCGGCGTAATGCGAGATGTTATAAATTGGTTCGAGAACTTCCGGGCAGTGCTTGAGGAAGCGGCGGAGTAACTTTCAACTATGTTCAAAAATTGAACAAAGGAGGCTGACAATGGCAGAGGCAGAACGTAACGAGGAGCAAGAGGAAATGTTGGACCAGATCTTTGGAGATGATGTTGTTGAAGAGGAACCTGTAGAGCAGGAGGAGCAAGTTGAGGAGCAACAGGACGAGCCAGAGCCTGATCAGGAGTCAGAACCGGAAGAAGCTCCTGAGCCAGAAGAGGAAGAGCCATCGGAGGAACCTGTGGAAGAGCCTGACATCGAGCAGCCTGATGCTTCTGACGTTGCTGATGATGGCCCTGTGGATGATGACTCTTTTGACGAACTCGCTGCGCTGAGGGAGCAAAACGAGGCGCTTTTAGCTCATGTTGAGAGTTTGAGCGGGCAAGTGGTCGGAGGAATTTCCCAAACGCCACAAGCTCCGGCAGCTGCTGAGCAGCCGAAAGCTCCCGCCGCGGCCGTGCCGAAAACGCCGAGCGAGGTGATGAACTTTCTGGAAAACACCTCGATCGACGATTTGCTGGAGGACCCAACAAAGTTCAACTCCGTCCTCAACAACGTGGCGATGCAGGCCAAGCAAAGTGCTCAGCAGGAAGTTGTGCAGCAGGTCTTGCGGAGTGTGCCTGAGCTTGTAATGGGCTACATCACCCGTCACTCGGCGATGAACAGAATGGTTGACGACTTTTATCGTGAAAACTCTGACCTCGTAAACGTGAAACAAACTGTGGCAGCGGTAGCAAACGACATTCATGCTAAGAATCCGGAGTTGGGTGTCGAGGATGTGTTTAAGCAAAGTGCCGAGCAAACACGAAAACTGCTAGGCATCAAACAGGCGGCCCAAAAAGCCGCTAAGCAACGGCCCACGAAGCCAGCGTTTGCAAAAGCGGGTGGGGCCAGAAAGAAAGCCGCGCCTGTGAGCGCGCTTCAGCGGGAATTGGATGAACTTTTTGTAGAAGATTTTTAACGGAGGTGTAAACAATGGCTTTAGAACAAAGACGTGATACGATAATGGGTGGGCAGGTAATTGACAAGTTTCTGCACGCCACTGAAAGTGCAACCCTGGGCGTGAACCAGCAGGTTGTGGTATGCACCACTGGGGCCGTGAGCGACGTAACCATTACGTTGCCGGCGGTGGTTGATGCTGTGGGGAGGCTTTACACATTCTCCTTGGAGACCGATGGCGGCAAAGACCTGGTTGTTCAGGATGCTGATGATTCGGTGAACTGGACCGACCTGACCATGGACACCCAGTACGACTACGCCATCCTGTTCTGCGATGGGCGCAGATGGTGGGTGCTGGCCAGCGAAGTAGCATAAATTGAGGAGGTAAATTGTTATGACTTGGAAAGGTGATCTTTTGAAAGCCGGAATCTCCTCTGACGGAACCAACATTGACGTAGCTGGCAACCTGTCGGTGCTTGGTGTCCCCGTTGTGGGGAGTACTTTCGGAGATGCTTATTTTGTGGACTACCGTAATGGTCTGGACACAAACAACGGCAAAACACGCACCACCGCGTTTAAAACTTTGAGTGCTGCGATTGATGCCGTAACTACCAACAACAACGACGTGATTTTTATTGACGGCGATTCGACCGTGGTGGAAACTGCGATGGTCACGCTGTCGAAAAACCGCGTTCACATTGTCGGGTGTAACGGGCCAGCGGGGCACTACGGAGCTGGCGCGAAGGTAAGTGTAGGTGCGACCACTGATGCCACCGACATCTGTACGTTCCAAAACACTGGCGTTCGTAACACTATATCGAACGTAAAGTTTATGAACGCCAACACTGTGGCCGAGGGACTTTATAGCGTGGTGGAAGCTGGCGAGTACGCCCGTTATTTTAACTGCGAGTTCTATAAATCAACCGACTTGGATGTGACCGGAGCGGCTGAGCTGGTAGCCAATGGTGACAGCACGATGTATTACAACTGTACCATTGGTTCCAGTGCTAACGCCATTAGCGGGGCGATCATCCGGGCCAACGTGCTGTTTACCAAGGGAATTGTATCGGGCAAGGTCGCGCGGGACAATTACTTTGAGGGCTGTATCTTGTGGCGACGAAGCTCCAATGTGGCAAACCGCTTTGTCTATGGCGCGAACGCGGCGGACATCGAACGGTTTTGTATTTTTAAAAGCTGTCTGTTTGCCAACGCTAAAAATGCGGCTGCGGTGCCTGCCCAGAACGTGGCTTTCGGCAGCTCGTTGACGGTGGGTGAAGTGTTGTTGTGGGATTGTGTGAGTTTGAACGCTGCAACTGCTATGTCCACAACGACTGGCGTTTTTGTTCAGGGCTATACGCCTGATGCTACTGGTGCGGCCGCGGGTATCCCGATTCAGGCTGCTTAGTAAATAATTTTTTTTAACTGGAGGATATTAAAATGGCTGGATTTCTTGGTATGCGTGGAACAGGTGATTGGGTCACCGATCAAAGACCCAAAAATTTTCGTGAGGGGATTCTTTATCGCTACCCTAATGGTAAGGCCCCGTTGACTGCAATTCTCGGGAAAGCAAAATCCCAGAAAGTCGATGATCCTGAGTATTACTGGTGGACCAAAATGCTGGCGAAACAAACTGCCAGTATTACCGCCGGAGAGATCTATACTGATGTGGCGCTTTCGACTGCTTATGTGAGCGGTGGTACAGCGGGAGACACTGTGTTTGCCAAAATGACTGAGGCCAACAGTGGGCAGTTTCGTACTGGCCACCAGGTGATTTTTCGTGACGCCAGTGATACTACGATGACTGTTGTGGGTGTTGTAACTGCCCGCCAGGCCAACGGCGCCAGCAGCTACATCGCGGTGAAATTGCTTGAGGCTGATGATAATAGCACGGCTGGCGATATGAGTGATGCTGACAGCGTGATGATCGTGGGGAATGTGAACTCTGAGGGTTCGGCAATGCCTGAGGCGATTTCTTATGATCCCTTCAAATGGTATAACCGGACCCAGATCTTCATCACCCCGCTTGAGATTACCCGTACGGCCAGATTGACCAGGCTACGTACTGGTGATGCGTATAAGGAGCTGAAACGGGAAGCTGCGGAGCTTCACTCCATTGAGATGGAAAAGGCTTTTCTGTGGTCCATTCGGAGTGAGGAAACTGGCTCAAACGGCAAGCCCGAGCGTACCACGATGGGGCTGATTCCCGCGATCAACGGGGCTGGTACTCCCAGTGGTGAGGACAGCGGGACCGTTGACGACTATCGGCTGAACACTGATTACAGCGGCCAAACGTGGCTTGCTGGTGGCGAGGAGTGGTTGGACGAACAGCTGGAGCTTATGTTCCGTTATGGGTCGGCTGAGAAGCTGGCGTTCTGTGGCTCCGGAGCTGTGCTTGGAATCAATCGGCTGGTGAAAAACACTGGGAATTTTGACTTCAGCCCTGCGACCAATACCTACGGGCTGGACATTACCAAGTGGAAAACGCCCTTTGGCACGATCAACATGATGACTCATCCGCTGTTCAGCTACGATGCAAGCACGCTGAACACCATGGTGATCTACGAACCAGCAAACGTCAAGTACCGTTTTATCACGGACACGAAGTTTGTCAAGGAAGGTGATATGCAGAATACCGGCTACGCCTGGGTTGATGGGACGAAAGAAGCGTTTCTGACCGAGTGTGGCTTGGAGTATCACCACCCTGCAGGTTGGGGATATTTGACCGGCGTTGGACAGGATAATTCGTTGTAGCGGTTGCCCTTCCGCCGGGGCTAGCATGGCCAGGTGGGTTTGGCCTCCTTTCGACGCCTGGCCATGCTTAAATGCTTTGTTCAATTTTTGAACATAGTGGAGTGAGAAATGAACTTATTGCAATTAAGAAAGCAGTTTGTAAAACGAAATGGGCGATATGATCTTGTGATGGATAATGTAGGTTGGGCTGATAACGGAGCTGATTTTTATATCAACTCAGGCCAGCGATATATTGATCGGCTTGACACAACAAAAAAGAGCCAGGCCAGAAACTATCAATATGTAACAAGCGGAGATTATTACGCCACATTTCAGTATTGTCGAGCAGTTCAGGGAGTTTATCGAATGAACTCCGAGGAGCAGAAAAAGCTTGAAAAGGTCGATTATGATGATCTTCGGGACTACTATGCTGCTCCACAAGGTGACTTGGATACTGGCAAGCCATTGTATTATGCCCCCGTTGGGATTCGTTTGGCGCCCGAGATTGATCGAATGGAAGCTGGTGATATTACTACGGTGACACCGTTCGCCCACATAGTGATTGATCCAAGCTACGAGTACAACGCTATAATGTTTTACCCGCCAGCTGATGGTAGTTATACACTCGAAATCACCGGATTGTTTTATTCACCTGAGCTGAGCAGTGATACAGATACAAACTTTTTTGCTACTGTCCACCCAGAGATTCTTTTAATGGCTGCTAATCGCCAGCTTGAAATCGACTATCGAAATACCCAGGGAGTTAAAGATTGGGAGCTGGCGATTCAAAGTGAGATAGTCGGGCTAGGTAAAGATCTTGTTGAAGAACATATTTCTGAAATAAATCAGATGGAGGGCTAATAATGGCTAGGGAGAATGGAAGCTATCGTGAGGGTTACTTTGCAACTATAGCAGCTGCCAACACCGGATTCGACTCGTTTGTGACGGCTGTAAATACCAGGCTTAACGCGGCAAGTGGTGGGGAAGCTACTCAGGCAAATGGCACTATCACGATGTCAGTTTTGTGTGAAGATGGTTCTAGCAATCAATACACGTTTAAACATACTGTGGCGTGGGATACCGGGACTGTGGCCGCTGGTACGGCACTCACACATTGTATTAGTGTGATGACTGCACTTGATGCTTTGGCGACAGCGGTCGAAGGCGCCAGCGCTTATACATCCGTGAAAACTGTTGATGTTTCTGCCACTGTAACCATGAGCAATTAGGAGTGTTGAAATGGCAAGACAAAATGAGCGTAAGCTACTACGTGGCTCGTTTGACGAGAAGCTAACGCAGGTCGAGTCTATCATTCGGAAAATGAATAGGCGACAAAACAACTACGTTATTGGAGTAACTCCTCCGATCCCAGTGTTTGATTGGGTTAAAGAGCCTGACGAAAACGGGGTAGTTTTTCGTAAGCTAATGCCAGGAAATGGAAAGATCACCATTGGATGTATGTATGTTGAAGAGCTTAACCAGCAGCTCAATCCACAAGCGGTACTTAATATTGAGGGAAAGCTTGGTGGAATGAATATTAAGATTCCCATAACCAAACAAGCTTTGAGCATTGAGCCTTTGATGCCTGTGGAGTTCGGCCAGCGATTGATGTTATCAGTTGATCCTGTCGAGGCGTGTAAAGGAATCTGGACAGCCTTCCTGTTTGAGGTTGACATAGCTCATACCCAAAAGGACCAACAGCTTGCAGACGGCTTTCTGGCCCTCGTGGAGGAAGCCGACGGAGATATTGAAGATGCGGGAGTTTGAGAGCGTTTTTGACAAAGGGCTTTTAAAAGGCCTACGAAGCGAGGCAATTGAGCCAGCTGGCGATCAAAGACTTACTGAGCTGAAGAACTTGCGTCCACATGAGTTTGGGCTTAGGCCAGTTGAGACAATAACTTATCCATTTGACGATGTTGTTTTTGCTTATCCGTTTCCACAACTATTTTTACTCCGTGAGCTACGATTGATGGCCACAGAGACTGCCGTTTACACTTGTGATTCTAGCTGGAGTCCTACGCTGGCCATTGGAAGTTTGGCGGCTGGTGGTATCTGGCATGTTGCAGATTTTGGTGATTATATCTTAATGACAAACGGGAGTCAGCTTGTCCAGCGTTATGGCTCAACAGGCGCGTGGAGTAAGTTTGCCAAAACCAGCTCCATTCCTCCAATGAAAACTGTTTGTAACTTTCGTGGGCAGATAGTTGGGGGAAATGTGACAGCTGGGCAATGGGAAGACTGCGCATCGAACTATGTGGTGTGGAGTGATATTGGAAGCGCGAACTTTTATCCTGACCAGAAGAACGAAGCAGGTTACGCGCCGATGAGCTGGAATGGCGATGTACTTCGGGTGTTGCCATTAGGTGATATGGTGGCAGTTTACGGGGTAAATGGTGTTAGCTTACTTAAACCAACCAACCAGTATATGGGGATTAAAGAGCTAAATCTACCAGGGATTCCTACTGCTGGAGCAGCCGGCGGAGGTCATAGAGGGCATGTCTTTGTAGATTATGGTGGCGATGTCTGGATGATGGCGCCAGATGGCCAGCCAAAAAATCTGGGGTATAGTGAATATATCTCAACGATGGACGCCAGTGAATTGGTTGTCAGCTATAACAGGCATCAAGATGAATATTATATATCTGATAACTCCAAGTGTTTTATACTAGGCAAAAATGGGCTTTGCCAAACTCATCAAATTGTTAGCAGTTGTGATTTTGACAACGGAGTGCTTTATGGAACCTGGGAAAGTGATCGAGATCGAAACGCCAGAATAACAACTGACGTGCTTGATTTTGGGCAGCGGGCGTTTAAAACTCTGGCGACGCTGTCGGCTAATTGTAGCTCAACAAATAGCATGTGGCTGAGTATTTATTGGAGATCAAATGTTGTTGGGAGCTTTGATCAATCTCAATGGCAGATGATTAATCCAACTGGCTTTGCTACTCCAATGGTTACGGCTGTAGATTTTAAGCTGGCATTTAAGGCGGATGATTATACTAATACAAAGTTGGTTAGCTTAAGGTCTCGATTGAAGCTTAGTGATAAACGAGTAATAAGAGGAGCTTACAGTGCTACTTAAAATGATACCTGAGGCCATATCAACTACGTGGGGAGATATAAAAGAACAAATTGAGCGGGCATTACCAGAGCATGAGCAAACTGAAAAAACAATGACGAATCTGTTGGAAATGCTTTTGCTTGGTAAGGCAGATTGTTGGACAAGTTATGATGCAGAAGATAATAATAAAATTAATTTCATTGTAGTAACAATGCCAGTTTATAATGAGCTAACTGGCGAGAAGAACTTATTAATTTATAATGTAACAAACAGTGTGATTATGGATCTGAAAACATCAAACCGCTTATGGATTGAGGGATTTCAAGCGCTGCAAAAATACATGAAAGCAAACGGCTTTAGCAGATTGGTAAGCTATTTTGATGATACGAATAATAGATCGTTTAAAATAGCTAAAAGATTTGGGGCCGATATTAAGTATTATATTGAAATAGGAGTTATGGAGGGCTAGATTATGGGTGGATCAGGTGGGGGAGCTGCTGGCGAGGTAAGCTGGCCAAGTTATCTGGAGAATGCTCATTCAGGGTTGATTGGATCTTTTAGTACCTCTGTAGATACAGGCACTGCATTGGCATATGCTGTTTCTGGTAATCCTTATACAGCTGATGCATTTGACCCTGATGGTTTGATAGCCCAGTTGGACGACGCAGTCAGTAATTTTGGTAATAGTCTGGCCGTGACTAATCCGTGGGATGAGTGGAACAACATAATGAATACCTCGATCAACAGGTATGATATTATACTTGGTGATCGGCCTGTGATCAGACGACCTGAGCCCAGCTCTTGGCAGTGGATCGAAGATCTCTGGGCAAGTATTAATAGTTCGCTTACGGCACCAGATGATATCGACACTTATTGGACTGATCCTATCAGCGAGGCTGCTACTGATATAGTTGCGGATTGGACAGATCCATCGCCAGACTCGCCTAGTGATATTAGCACAGAGCTGGCGGCCAGTAGCACAATCACTGCCGCTGTTTCTGCGTATGGGGCTAGGCTGAGTGATGCAATTACGAGTGACACACTGCCTAGATTTCAGGCCGGAATGAGGGATATTAATGCTGTTCAAAGCTCGGCCTTTTCAATCGGAGCCGCAATTATTGAGGCCATGAGAGTACGGGATGTGGCGAACTTTGATGCTGATCTGACAACGAAGCTTACTGCTCAGCAGGATCAGCTACTTGGGCAGGCGTTTATGCAGGATGATAAAATTAACGCTGCTAATTTGTCAGACAAGAATAAGATGATCGGCCAGTCTTATTTGGACAATGACAAGATGATAGCTGGTAGCTTGTCAGATAAAAACAAGCTGATATCCCAAGCATATTTGGAGAGTGATAAACTAAGATCTGCGAATGATATGGAGAGGAATAAAATGCGCTCGCAGGGATTGCTGCAGGGAGATAAGCTGTTTGCCGATAGTGATAAAGCTGAGAGCTTGATTAATGCTGAGATGGCCAGGCACGGAACAGGAATGGTTTATCAGGACGCAGATCTTTTCTGGAAAACTTTACACCAACAACAGAGTCTTTATGGGACATGGGCGGCAGCTGTGGTGGATAGCAACAGGATTAAGTACGTCATGCAGAAGGAAGAAAATGATAAGAATATTGAGTATGATGCTACATATGCGTCGTGGAGATTGGATATGGCGCAAAAGGCTGCTAATGTGTTGGCATCAGTTAGTGGTGGAACAAGCTATACGCCAGGCCCAACACCTGCACAAAATGCTCTTGGTGGTGCATTTAGTGGTGCAGCGATAGGGGCGAGGGTCAGCGGGAACGCTTATGGGGCAGGTGCTGGAGCTATCCTTGGTGGAATCGGGGCTTATTTGTTGGGAGGTAGATAATGGGCAGTGACGGAGCACAAGCAGTTAAAGCGTTAACACAAGCGGCGCAGCCAGCGGCCCAGAGCGTTATGGACCAGGCGGCTAGTAATCCGCTGGATTTTGTTACTCAAGGAATGGGACAAGCTCAGGCCAGGCCGTGGGTGGTAACTGGTGATGATAGCTACAATCCCGAGGCAAACAGCGTAGCTGTAGATGCATCCCAGCTGATGATCAATGAGTATCGAAATCAGGCTGCAGCGGCTCAGGGCGGAGAGCTGGACTTTGCCCAGATGATGAATAACTATATTGATAACTGGGATAATTATCTGGAAACGGCCGCTGCACAACGACAAGCTTATGTAAGAAATGATCCAGATGAGATTGCCGGGCTGCAAGCAAGTGGCGACCCGCTGATTGATGTCATAGCGAGTTGGGAATATGACCCGACTCCGAAGTACGAGCCGATTGTTTAGGAGATTGTTATGGTCTGGTGGGTTCCATTAGTAGTGGCGTTGGCTGCAGCAGCAGCAAAAACAGGCGTGGATGCGGCGCAGGGAAAGTATAGTGGCGGGAGTGCTGGTGATGGAGCTAATGACGCATTTGGAGATTTTTTCAAAAACACCATAATGGGCTGGACATTAGGAACCGTTGGTGGGGTAGCTGGTGAGGCCGTCAGCGGAGCCAGTTCGAGCGCTGCTGATGCTGGTATGTGGAGTGGGATGAGTGACTCTGAAATTGCCGCCGCCATGGGTGCCGAGCAGGGTGGACAGGGCGCAGCGATGGCAGCGCAAAATGCTGGATCAATAGCTCAGACAGCAGCTCAAGCTGGCGATATGGCCAGTCAAGCTGGAGGCATAGCCGATGTTGGGGCTATGGCGCCTAGTGATATTGGCCAGTATGGGATGGATATACAATCTGGCCAGGCCCAGCAGATATTGGCCGAGCCACAGCCGTCAGCGATTGAGAACTTGTTTAGTGGGGATGGTGATATTAGCCCGATGAAAACGCTGTTTAAGTGGTTGGACAAAGGTCAGGAGTATGATGAGTTTTCTAAAAACAATCTGTTTAGCGATGCCGGAGATTTTGACGAAACGATCTTTGGTGACCCAAGTGCAAAAGATGATGAGCAAAAAAAGCTGCAAAAAGCGTTCCTTGAAATGCAAGCTTACGGGCTAACGGGACTGAGTCCCCAGGCAAAGCAGCGGGGCCAACAAGCTACGCAACAGGCCGAGAAGTATGAGGACTGGTGGAAAGATTGGGAAAAGGAAGCTGATAAAGAATACGAAGGCGGTTTGTTTGGTGGTCTTGGTAATTATTAGCACTATGTTCAATTATTGAACAAAGAGGTCAACGTGAAAGAAGATCCTGAATTAAGAGAATTGCTTCAACGGTGTTTTGCCAGCACGAAGGTGTCGGCCAAGACTGTTTTTCCCGAACGCTTTAACCTGCCATTTAGCTCGTTGCATGACGAGATTTTCAAAATAATCGACAATGAGGACATTCAACAGGCAGTGATTGCTGCGCCTCGTGGGTTCGGGAAAACTTCGCTTTGCACAATAGCTCATCCGGCCAAACGGATATTGTTTGGGGAAAAGAAGTTTATCGTGCCGATCAGCGCAACGGCGACGAGTGCTGTGATGCAGGGCGAGAACTTGAAGCGTGAGCTAATGACGAACCTGATGATCAAGCGGATGTTCGGGCCGATGAAGAGCGATAGCTTCAGCAAGGATCAGTGGATCACCGCGAATGGTGTGATGGTGATGCCAAGAGGCGCTGGCCAGCAGGTCCGTGGAATTTTGTTTGGGGACAGCCGGCCTGACCTGATCATCGCGGATGATCTGGAAGATCCCGAGGGCGTTCGTTCCGACGAGCAAAGGCAGAAGCTAAAGGACTGGTGGTTTTCAGATGTTTGTAACTCAATCAACCGCTCGCGCAAGGATTGGAAGATTATTATTATCGGAACGGTGCTGCATGAGGACAGCTTGCTGGTCAACCTGCTTGAAGATCCTGATTGGTACAGCGTGCAGCTAAGTATCTGTGATGATAATTATCACTCGAACTGGCCGGACTTTATCTCCGATGCTGAGGTTCGAAAGCTACGGGATGCTCACGAGCGGCGTGGGCAGCTCGACCTTTTTTATCGTGAGTATAGGAATATTCCTGTGTCGACGGAGGATGCTACGTTTAAACCAGAGTACTTTCGCTATTACGAGGAAACAGAAACAGATTTTAAGGATATTGAAACCGTGATTATGATTGACCCGGCGAAAACTGTCAAGCTCCATAGCGCTGAGAGTGCAATTGTGGCGGTGGGGATTGACCGAGCAAGTCAGAAGCTTTTCGTTAGGGATATTGTAAGTAACAAGCTTTACCCTGATGAGCTTTACAACGAAGCTTTCGCCATGGCCGCCAGGCTCGGGGCGAAAGTGGTAGGGATCGAAGTAACATCGCTTAACGAGTTCATTACGCAGCCAGTGAAAAACGAGATGTATCGACGCGGCCAGTTCTTTGAGCTAATAGAGCTAAAAGCCAGAGGCAAAAAGGAAGACAGGATCGCGGCGCTTGTCCCGTTTTATCGCCAGGGTTTCGTGTTCCACAATAGACAGTGCTGTGGCGGCTTGGAGGCTCAGCTTATGAGCTTTCCCCGCTCGCGGCTGTGGGATATTATGGATGCACTGGCTTACATTGTTGAGATGATGGAGTTAGGCGATCGTTACTTCGAGCCACCTGAGAGTGATGAAGATGAATTTGCCGAGTTAGATTATGACGAGGCAGTTAATGATTGGAGGTATGTGTGATGTCAGAACAAGCAACAGCGCAAAGTGCAGGGAGTGGTGGGCTTAATTGGGGCAATTTGATGGAGATGCTCGGTGGGTTTATGAAGAAGCCAGAGAATCAGCGAATGATTATGGAAATGGTTAAGCCGCTTACCCAAAGGTTTGATCCCGGGACTGGCAGGATGGTTGGTGGAATTGGCACTGGAATGTTGGATGCAGGAAGTGCGATAATCAATCGAGAAGAGGTTGGAAAAACTGCCTCGGCCCAGGCACTTCGTGAGCAACTTTATAATCAACAGAGATTGGCTCAGCAAAAACAGTTGATTGATCTATATACCAAGCAGCTTGCTGGCCAGGTTCAACCTGCACAAGGCACTTCATCTCAGCTTGGTTGGGACTCGAACTTGATGAGTGATTTTCTGCGTGGAACGGCGCCAAGGGAAACAGCAGAAACAGACCAACAAAGAAGGTTTAAAATGGCCCAGGGAGGATATTAAAATGGCTAACGAACAACAAAGTTCTGGAACAACTGCTCCTATGGCCGATCCGAGATTGCAGGCCAGAATGATGAAAGAGCTTCTTCCGTTTATCATGGGAGAGAATACAAAGTTTACCGTTGATGAAAATAACAACATTAGTTTGAAAACCAACTATGCTCCAATGCAGGCCAGGAATCTGGAGGCCCAGACACAGGCCACAGAAAAAGCTGGGATTCCTTCGTATGCTGGGATTGATCCGGAAATGGTGTTGCAGCTTATGGGCCAGCGGGGGCAACAGGATGCTATGATGAGTGGGCAGACTGGCCGGGATATGCAGGGGATATATCAAGGAGCATTAGCTCGGCAGGCTATGCAACAACCAGAGCGGGACGCGATGCTGGTTAGGGCGGAGATGGTTCGCCAGTTATTGGGGAACCAGGCGCAGCTTGGTCAGATCGCTGCGCAGGGGGAGCAGAGTAGGTTGACTAGAGCGATTCCTCAAGCATTACATCCTGTAGATGCTGCCCTTAAAAAAGCATACGCTCAACAAGCACTTCGTGGGGCTAAAAAAGCTCAAACTGTTCCGACTGGGTTAGGTTCAGCAGCGGCTGATAAATGGAAAAAGATGCACTATGATAAGGATAATAACTTAATAAACCCCTCTATTG